GTCGAGACCGACCCGTGCCTTCCGCAACCCGCCGAGGCCCCCCGCCCGAAACGTTCGGTCGATGACCGGGAAGGTCGTCCGGTAGGCCGCCGCGATCTCGGCCTCGTTCTCGTCGTCGTCGTCGAGGTCCAGTCCCCCGGCGTCCGCCTTGACCGCCGAGCCGATCGCTCGCTTGTATTTCTCGATGAGGTCCTTCTGCACCCGCCGGACCGCGTCAAACATATCCCGCTCGAAGGGCCTGACGGCCGCGTCACGGGCAGACATCGCCGCACGATGAACGACGGACCCATAGGCCGGGACCTTGTCGACCCCCCCGAGGATCGAGACCGGGCCTCGGGGGACTAGGCTTTTCCCCGAAGGACTCGCAGTTCCGGCGGGGCTTGTTCCTCGACCGGGGCAGGGGGGACCGAGAACAGACCCGGTGCCAGCGGGGGCTCGTCACCCCACGGGTACCCTTCCCCGCCCTCGGGCAGAAGGTCCGGACGGTAGACTTCCAAGAGCTTGTTGAGCGGGACCCCCATCGCGTAGAGCTTGGTCATCTGGTCGGTTATCTCGGTCTGGTCCTCTTGAAGGGCCGGGATCTTCGAGAAGTCGAAGACGAGTTCAAGGTCACCGCCAAACATCGGCATCAACTGCTCGTTGATGGCCCCCGCGATCCGCCGGGCCTCGGGGATGATGCAGTCGGTGAAGAAGGCCTTGTCCGCCTGTTCGACGTTCGAGTAGGTCGCCCGCGAGAAGTCCTGCAACTTGGTCGGGGGTATCTTGAAGGCCCGGGCCACGTCGGACAAGGTCCAGTTGAGCAACTCCATAAACTGAGCATCCGAGGGCGACAAGGCCGGAGACTCGATCTTCATCGGATGCGAGAAGACCGCGAGCCGATGAGCCCGGTCCTTGCCCTTGAGCCGCGTGTTCAACTGCTCCTCGATCGAAAGCCGTTGCTCCTTGGTCAGGCTGATCCCCTGGTCGGCCGGGTACATGATGCCGCCAGGGTTGAGCCCGTTCCGGAAGATGTTCCGGTTCGACTCAAGGGCGTCGAGGTTCGACTCGACCGAGAGCCGGGCCGCCTCGAGCGGGGACAGGCATCGGAACTCGTTCGACGGGTCCTGTATGCCGTGAATCCAGACCACATCATCGGGGGCGAGTCGGATCTCTTTGTTTTCGGCCTTGTAGAGATAACCCGCGATATATTCGGTCGGGTGTGGAATCACCTTCATCTTGGACGCATTGGCGAACCAGAGCTCGATCGGGGTCCCCGCTCGGTCCTTCTCGACGACGATGAAGGCCTCGCCGTAGGTGCACATGCTCACCTCGACGGCCTCGAGGAGCCGCCCGAGGGTCCAGTGCGGATTGACGTTCCGGAAAAGGTCATAGGCCGACCCAGAGAAGACCTCTTCGCCGTGCTCGCCCGAGTTGTCCATGATCCGAACGGGTATCGCGGCAAGGGCCGATGACCGCAGGTCTACCGCGGCATAGACCGCCGTCGAGAGCTCGACGACCCGATGGGCCGCGAGGCCTCGCCGCTCGTCACCGAACGAGAAGTTCCCGAACCCGGTATCGGTCGTGACGGTGGCCGCGCCCAGCCGCCACGCCTTGACCGCCGCGTTCCACCGATCGAGCATGCCCATGCCCCCGAGCATACCCGCCCGAGGCCGGGGGACTCAAGACGGGCCCCAAAGCAGAAGCCCCCCGGGTAGGGGGGCCGGGGGACGCGTGTTAGATGCTGGTATAGAGTCCGGTCATCTTCTCGAAGACCTTGGTCAGTTGGTCATTGTAGACGAAGGGCTGTTCCGAGATGACCTTGAACTCAAAGGTCTTGCGGTTGAACTTGCCGAGGGTCACGGTGTAGAGATCGTCCGCGGTCAACTCAATGATGACCTTCTTCCCGCCGGGGATGCCGAACTGAAGCTTGCTTTCGCCTGCGACCAGATCCTTAGCTCCGGTCATCATAACGAAGCGACCACCGCCGAGCTGCTTGAGAATCGTTTCTGCCTTCGTCATCTTGTGCCTTCTTTCTGGGGAACTGCGTTGCGCCTTCGATGTATTCATACTAACAGGTTTGTGTAACCCGTCAAGGGGTTTGAGAAAGATTCCCAAAGAAGAAAGCCCCCCGGGTAGGGGGGCCTTGGTCAATCGGAGTCAATCGGCGGACAGGGGCATTCCGCCGCGTGCTGCTCGTGGATCAAGCAGAACCATCCCTCGCAGTCGAGGCAGGGGACCCAGTCCCCCGCCTCGTAAGGATTGGCCATCAGGCCTTCACCTCTGCGGCCTTGGCAGCCTTGCGCTCTGCCTTCTGGAATTCATAAGAACGCTTGCAGTGGCCGCACGTTACGAAAGACGGATCTGAAGCCAGCAACGACCTATCAAGCAGTTGATAGCGGCAGGCCTTCCAGACCATGCCATTCTTGAGAACCGTGCCAAAGTGAATCTTGCCCATTGTCTTGTCTCTCCTTCTGGGGAACTGCGTTGCGCCTTCGATGTATTCATACTAACAGGTTTGTATAACCCGTCAAGGGGTTTGAGAAAGAAAGTTCAGGACATTCCGACATCGGCCGAACCGAGCCCGCGATGGGCATAGACAAGGGCATCAACCATGTCATCGTGGTCCGCGACAGGGAACCCCAGTAGCTCCCGCGAGAAGTCCGGGGGCAGGTCCGGGGCCAGGGTGACGAGGCCTTGCTCGAACCGCGCCTGAATCCCCGTGAACCGTGTGACCTTGTCCTTGTCCGGCCGGACCCCGACGACCGGAAGGTCCGTTGTCCGCAAGAGCTCCGTGACCACGGCCGCTTGAAACTGGACTTGCTCGACCGCGACGACCTGCGGTCGCCACTTCCCCGCGAAGGCCTTGATGAACCCGAGGACCCCGTGGAAGGGCATCCGGCCCCGGGCCACGTCCAGGACATACAAGGCCCCGGTCCGGTCACGTCCGAGGGCCACCGCCGCGGTCCAGTCGGCCCCGTCCTTAGTCGAGATCGCGAGGTCGACCCCGACCGAGACATCGAGGTCCCCCCGGGCCGGGGGCTCGCCGACCCTGACCCACTCGCGCCGGAGCAAGGCCCCGGCCGCCGAGACGAACTCGGCACCGAACTCCCGACGGAAGACGATCGCGGGCAGGCTCGACCGGGCCGCGTCGACCTCGGCCTCGTCGAGATGCGGATTCGTCCAGGATGGCAGGCACCAAGACCGGACCTCGGGGTCTTCCCCCTGCCCCTTCTGGACGAGCTCATGGAACCATCCGCCCTCGACATTCGGGGTCGAGATGATGACCGCCTTCCCCTTGCGGTCGGCGAGGGCCGGACGCAAGACTTCTTCCCAGACCCGCCGGGGCACGAAGTCGGCCTCGTCGAGCACAAGGAAGTCTAGCCCCTCGCCTCGCAGGTTGTCCGGGTTGTCCGCTGACTTGCAAGCGATGATGCCCCCGCTCGGGAACCGTAGCGTCCGGGTTGACTCGTGCGCCTGAGCACCGACCGCCCGGGACATCACCCGGAGCATTTCCCACGCGATGCCCGAGATAGCGTACGTCGGGGCGACCCACCAAGACTTCCGGCCTTCAAGGGCCATCCGCAAGGCAAGGACGACCCCGAGCCGGGTCTTCCCCCATCGCCTGCCGCAGACCAGGACCCGGAACCGAGCGGGGTCCCGGGCGACCACGGCTTGAGCTTCGTGGAGTTCGGGAAGCCGGATGATCAACAACCACCGCCCGAGGCAATCGCCACCATGACCGCGACATGACCCGACAGGATCAAGATCAAGGACACCGTATCCCCCAGGGTCCATCCTTGGTCTGCGGTCATCCTGCCCCGCCTTCCTCGCGGAATGTCCGCCCGGTTGATTCTAGGACCGCTTCCTTGCCTGAGTAGTCTTGCCATCTCTTGACGATGACATCAACATATCGAGGATCGATCTCAATCCCGTAACAAGTTTTCCCGAGCTTCTCGGCCGCGATCAATGTAGTTCCGGTTCCGAGGAACGGGTCAATGACCGATCTTGACTTGTCGGCCAGCGTTCCGAGAATCCATTCGGGCAAGTGCATGGGGAACGTTGCCGCGTGGATCGCCGCATACTCATTCCCGCGTTGGGGCGGTCCGGTGTAAACAGTAGTAACGTTGCCTTGCCAAGACGAGAACGGAATCACCCGAGACGCGCCCTGCTTGCCGAAGACAAGAATCCACTCGGCAGCATTCGTCAAGACGCCTTGTTGTATCTGCGGAGCTGCCGCTGTCTTGTGCCACGTCACGACATCAACCAAATGGTCAATGCGATCCGCTACCCATCGCCATAGATTGCGCTTGTTGTTCGCTAGAAGTTGAACATTGACGAACATCGCGTCTTGAACTGACCCTTGCGCGGCAGACCACCAACCGGACATCAGACTCGGCCATTCTTCCGCGCTGTCTTCGTGAGATGAGTATGCGCTTAGAGACTTCTTTCTTGATTCCGAGATGCTCGTTTGATTAAACTTGATAGACTTGTTTCCGCTTAACTTGATGTTTTCGCCGAGTGCGTAAGGGGGACTTGTAAACAGAATGTCTGCGATGTTCCCGTTTACCGCCTTGGCAAAAGATGAAGGGTCCGTTGAGTCTCCGCAGACGACGCGATGACCGCCAAGAATCCAGACATCCCCGGGCCTGCTGATCGGATCACCTTGAACATCAGGGATCGCGTTTTCGTCTCCTGCCGGTGGGAGCACTTCGACCGATTGAGTTAGTCGGTTGATCTCCTCCTCAGAGAATCCGGTCAAGGCCAAGTCGAACCCTTCCCCAGTCAGTTCGCCGAGCTCGACCTTGAGCATCTCGTCATCCCATCCGGCATCAAGGGCGAGTCGATTGTCCGCGATGACATAGGCCCGCTTCTGGGCCTCGGACAGGTGCTCGAGGACAATGGTCGGGACGACATCAAGACCGAGCTTCCGAGCGGCCATCACTCGGCCATGCCCGGCCACGATGACCCCGTCCTTGTCGACCAGGACCGGGACCGTCCACCCGAACTCCTTGATCGCGCCGGCCAACTTCGCCACCTGCTCGGGTGAGTGCGTTCTTGAGTTCCTTGCATACGGGATCAAGTCCTCGACCCGCCTCATCACGATCTCGTCAGGCAACTTGACGTTCAATCCCGGCTCCCTTCTTCATCGGCCCACTTGATGACGACCTCGGTCTTGTCGGCACCCTCGGGTCTGCGGTCTTGACGACCGAATCTGTCAGGATGCTTCCGTTCGAGATACCACGCCGACGCCTGCCATGCACCACCCTGCGACGCCTTGAGTATCTGGGCCATGTGGAAGGCAACCGCCTCGGCCTCGGCCTTTTGTACGGCATCGGAAAAATCGGGGTCATCCTTGATCCACTGGTAGAACGTATCCGCCGACAGACCCGCCGCGCCGAACGCTTCCTTGTGATAGTTGCCAGCCCGCAAGAGCATCAAGATTCGCTCGCGGGTCTCGGGGGTCCGCTTGGTCTTAGCCATGGTCCTTCCCTCTCTTCTTCCGGTCCGGGTCGGCGACTTCCGAGATCCGCACCTGCCCCCGCTCGGTCTTCCACCGTGCGACGAGACCATCCTTCGCTCTCATGAACATCACCCGGACCGGAGTCGCATCCCCGATGCCCGGGGTCAACTCGGGCAAGTGCTCGAGAACGACCGCCGCCAGGCTCTCGGGGTCCTTCTCGATTCGCTTGCTCGTCGCCTTGTCGATCTCGCCCGCGATGCCGAGGGTGATATCCCCTTCCTCGGTCTGTCCGATTTGAAACTCGATCCCCTGAGCCACAAGCGACCGGAACAGGGAAAGGGCGTTCACTGTCTGCCCCTCTGGTCGATGGTGACCCACTTCCGCCGCTCCCGTCTCAACTCGGCCGACGCCTTGCGGTCGAGGTCCATCCATGCATCGTAGCAGGGCCGACAAAGGACCTCGCGGTGATACCGGGTACCCTCGGGGACGATCGCTTGCTTGCCACATCCGGAACACTTGATCTCGGTCGGCTTAAGCATCGGTCGCCGCCTGGACGATTGCCATCCAACGCGGGGCAGTCTTCGTCCTCGGCCGCTTCCGGACTGTCAGGTCCGTTATCTGGTCATCATCTCGCCACGCGATCCCGTTCAGCGCGTCCATGACCCCCCCTGCGAGGTTGTCGACATCCCCCTTTCCCGACCAGATCCAAAGGTCCAGCCTGACTCTACCTTGCCGGAAGACCGGGCACTCTTGCAACCGGAAGGCCACCTTGCCCGCGATCGTCCGCTTCCACGCCATATAATCCGCGGGCATGTAGACGTGTCCGGTCTGCGTCGTCCTCGGCCGGGGCTTGACCCTGATCGGCATCCCGTCCGAGCGGATGGTCAAGACCCCGTCTTCGAGAGCGACCGTCAAGGGTTCCAAATCGTCTTTAAGTCGTCGCTCAGCCGCTTTCCGCACCCTCGGCAGGTCGTCGGCCCCCGGCTTGCGCTTATCTCGTGAAGACCGCACCCCGGGCAGTGATGATGGCTCGCCGTCATGAACTGACCGCACCCGAGACACTGCCACGGGAACCCGTCGTGTCTCTGATTTCGATTCTGCCGCGGTTGGCTGCCCCCAGAGCGGGACTTGACCGATCCACCCATCCCCTAGCACCCCCCGTTACCCTCGCGCGGCTTCTAGGGGCTCGTAGCGGGTCCGGTTCTCGGTGAACCATCGGACGATGCCTTCCCGATGATGCCGGAGTCGGTCGAGGATGTCAGGGGGGACCTCCTGCTCGCCCGTGATGAGCAGCATCCGTCCGAGGTCGTCGAACTCGAACCACGCGTCGACCGCCACGACATCGAGGATCAACTCGGCAATCTCGCGTGACCCTGCCTCGGGAGTCCAACTTTCGATCGCCGTCTCACGGGTCCACTCGGACGAGTCC